CAATCTCCCAATACTTAAATTGGTTCTCCATGTACTCCCATCTTTCAGGTTGATCATCGAGATTGATACAATAGATTGGACCAATATTTTTGAGTTTGAATGCTGCCTTATTTTTATCTAGTAACTCCATTAGTTATTAACTTTATAACAAAGAACATTTCCAATAAGTCTAGATTTATATTTTGGATTAATACCAACAATATAATCATTGACATCATCAAATTCAAGACCTTCAAACATCCAAGTGCTGAAACATTGAAAATCATCGATCATAATGACATGATCTTTAATATGATGACTCTTAATGGAGCTCAGTTCCTCTCCCAAAGGACATGGTTTAACACCTTCTTTCACAGTGTCAGATCCAAATCCACGATTTGGGTCATACATGTCATGTGGCATCGAATGTGCATCCAAGAAGATCACAACTCGTTCATCAATCTTAGGAAGAATCTTCTTTAAAAAAGATTGAGATTCTAAATTCTCTACAATAACATCATAGTCCTTGTATCTTTCCTTTGCTGTCTCAACACATTCTGAATTGATGTCACATGAGTACACTTTCTCAAACCCTGCGTTCAATGCACATTGAATACCTTCACCCGAAAATGTTCCCGTCTCAATAAAAATTTTTGAGTGATTTGAATATTTTTCAAATAAATTAATAGAACTGGTCATTAGTTACTCCGATACTTTTTAAGTTTGAATGCTGCCTTATTTCTGTCCATCAATTCTCACCTTATAATAATCCTGACTAGTGATATATTCCTTTAGAGTTTCTTTGTCCATCCTCTGAATTTTTTCCCACTCAACATTGTTTGAATGCATGAATGGGTTACTGAACCATGAGTTTGGAGTTCTAGAATGTTCTAAGTGATATATTACATCATTGATTCTAGATACACCGTATCCCAGTGTAGTATATCTATAGTGTCTCTCAACATCCTCTGGAGCATATGCAACAAAATTTTCATTCTCTAACCCACCTTCAATGTAGACATCTCTATTGAAGAACTGAACGAAACCGTACTTGGCATCATAGATTTTCGATACTTCTTTGAATGCATTGAAGTCAAAATCATTTATAAGAAAATCTGTGGCAACTTTATCATCCGCAGAGACTTGTAATTGAAAATCTCCATTACCATATGGATAAACAACATCAGATTTTCCACTTATAATCCTATCATATGCCTGCATGTAAGATGCAATAGGAAGGATAACATCACAATCATAATTCACAACCACCTCTGTAGTGGACATCATAATCATATCATTCAGAACCTTCTGTCTATGGAAAGAAGGTGATTCTGACTGTTGAAACACATGAGATAGATTACCAAGATCTCCACAGAAAGTTTTAATCTGGTGAAACGCTTTCTCATAAAACACAGGGGTCTTATCAACCTCTTTAATGATTATATTAGTNTCAAAATTAGACAACAAATAACAGACTGAGGTAATTACATTCCTCAACCTGTCATCAGATTCTATTCTTATTGGGATAATAAAGGTCGCCCTTGATAGATCAAACTTCTTCATCTGGATACTTCTCACCTTTTTCAAAGAACTCTTTATATGCAGAGTGTACTAAATCTAATTCTGCTTTGTTGACAATCCAACCACCCTCAGGATGATTTATTTGATAATCATAGACTATTCTACTAGAACTAGTTCGATTCTCATGTTCTCTTGTTGCAGTAAGAACATCTTCAATAATACACGGAAGACCGTGTTTCATTCTCATTCTATGATATAAATCAGTGTCTACCAAAAGATTTAGATCTTCACTCATATATATCTTACAAGAATTAAGTAATGACATACCAGAGGGATTACCTAATAGATTTCTTCCTTCCAACATTTTATCACACCATCTAGGAACTACCTCTCTAAAGAATGTAGTACCATCCTTTGTATGACAGAAAGAATTGAATACCCACTTACATCCACTATCATAAGTATCTTTCAACTTCTGTAATGCTTGATTATCTACAAATAAATCATCTTGATAGACTACTTTCAATATCCTACCTGTACCATGCTCTAGTGCTACATTAGTATTAGGGCCCAGATTTCCTCTACTATATTCATTTCTAACATAGATGATCTCAAAAATTTCACTCTTCTCTTTACAGAAGTCATGAATCTCATAATCAACACTGTGATCTGATACAACAATATTAAAATCTTGAAAGGTCTGAGATTGTAGAGTGTCAAATAACTCTGAGAGATACTTTACTCCTTCACCTTTGAACTCATAGGTAGGTATACATATGGATATTTCAGTCATTTAGTTACTCCCATAACATTTGATCACTTTTTCAATATAAGAAAGCATCTTCTCATTGATTGTGGGAGAACAACCTAAGAAGAATACCTTATCTAATACCTGATTTGCATTTGGATAATCAGATGCATTACCAAGATCACGATAACCAGGATGTAAAAGAATATTACCTGCAAAATAATTTCTTGTTTGAATCTTATTCTCTTCTAAGTATGCAACTAATGATCTCTTCAAATCATTATCTTTACATACAATAGGAATACCAAACCAACTAGTCTCTGCATCTGGTTTTTCATTTACAACTCTTACTCCAGAGATGGTTTCTAGAGCCTTTTGAATTCTTTCCTTATTACTTCTACGAAGACTATGAATCTCATCAAATTTAAGTAGCTGAACAGATCCTACAGACCCCTGCAAGTCTAGTGGTTTAAGATTATATCCTTTGACACCAAAGACATACTTATGATCTACTACAGTGTCGTTCTCCAACCAATTACTAAACCTCTTACCACAGACTCCATTAGAAAGAAGGTTCTGTTGACCCACACAATAACATCCACGACCCCACCATGCATAACTACGAGCAAGGTCAACAATCTCTTTAATGTTGGAGGACACCATACCACCTTCAATAGTACAAATATGGTGAGCAGGATAAAAAGAACAAGAGGCTGCTACTGCCTTTTCTGTAAGGTAATTACCTTTCCACTTACTACCTAGACTATCACAATTGTCTGCGATCAATTTTATATTATTGGTATCACATATCTCTACAAGTTTATCCACATCATAAGGATTACCAAGAACAGGAGAAGAAAATACTGCAACAGTTCTATCAGTAATACTTTCTGATACTTGATCAAGATTCCAATTCAGATCTTCCCATTCAATATCAACAAAGACTGGTTTCAATCCTGCTTGAACTACCGGTGCAATCGTAGTTGGAAAACCACAAGTACATACAATTACTTCATCACCATCTTGCCAATTGAAATACTTCTTCAGTGCGGCAATCATTACCAAGTTAGCAGATGACCCACTATTGACCATTACAGAATGATCAAACTTGAACCTTCGTGAAAACTCACGTTCAAACTTATTGACCTTCTCACCTGATGATAACCACTTCCCTTTCATGATAGAGAAGATCAGTTCTCTTATCTCTGAATCGTCCCAATAAGGACCAGAATAGTATACACTATTCTTACCCTCCACAAACTCCTTCTTATTAGCCATGAAAGGGAAGATATCATCATCCATCTCCTTTGCTGACTCAATAAATTTATCAATTAACTGGTACATAACTCCTCAACGATGTCATCAATAGAGATTTCTTTTTTAAATCCTAGTGCATTTAGTTTACTGGTATCTAGAGCACAATCTTTTGCCTGAACAATCTTATGAAAGTCAGCTGCTTCTCTAGACTTAATAGTAGAATTAGAATTTAGATATTCCTTTGCCTTGTAAATTATATCACCAATAGGGGTTGCTTGTCCAGTAGCAATGTTATATATCTCGTTCAAATTTCCTTTTTCACATACCAATTTGATAGCACGACATATATCTCTTACATGCATCATGTCTCTGGTTGGTGTTCCATTATCATAAAGAAATATCTCTTCATCCTCTTTCATACGGTCAACCATAAATGCTAAGGCATTCTTCTTAGCGGAGGTTTTACCATCTCCTGCTCCCATAACATTAGCAAGTCTAAGTATCCTATAGTTCTTATCATAGGTTCTACAAAATGACACTACTAAATCTTCTGCAGCTTTCTTTGTGATGGAATAGAATCCAGTTGGTTTACAATATGAATCCTCTCTCGCAGGTAATGGAATATCTCCATAGACAAACCACGAACTAATGAAATTAAAAGTTACGTCACTATCTCTACACTTATCTAAGGTCTCACACAATACTTTCAAATTAGTGTCAACATCTAATGTAATATTGGTATGGACATTATAGTTATCGACTGTTGATATAAAATACAATATCTCATCAGTCTCTGGTTCTCTTTGTTCTCTAGGTATTACAATAGTTTCATCAGGGTACATGTGAGAGAAATTACCTCCTACAAATCCTGTACCACCATAAACAGATAATTTACTCTTAGTCATCAGATCTTGGACCAACGCTTAGGAACAATATCAACAGTATTATTCTTGGCAGTATAACCAGTAGAACCAAACCAAGTCTTAGGAGCAATAACTTCTGACTCAGGGTTCTGACTCAACCATGCCCCCCACCAAGAGAATGATGAGTTTGCAATGATATAATCGGTACACATGGTCATCATACAAAGGTCATACACATTATTATCTGTTTCAGATACAAGGAACCTATCTGGTTTGAAAATGTCCTGTTCTTTACACCACTTTGTATCATCAGTGAAGATGATGACAGGTCTCTTCTCATGAAAACGTTTCAGTGCATTATGATAATACTTGAGACTACATGGTGGATGGTCTTGTGACTTCTCCACATAGTCAGTCCTACGAACATGAAGTGCAATAGGTTCTGACAGTTCCTCCATCACTTCTTCACAGTTTGCAATCACATCCTTCTTGAATGTGAAGTCCTCTTTGATAGAGTCTGTGATATCAGTGAAGTATTTTTCAGTCTGAAAGTAACCAAAGAGACTGACATCATCAGTACACTGTTCTACAAATTCAGAATCATAGTTGAACTGTCTTTCCTGTAGAAAATTATCTGCGACTTTACCCCTATTCTTTAGGTGAGGCAGAGTGAATGCATCAAAGAGTTGGTGGTCATTCCACTCATCATTGAAATCACTTTCAGGAATAGTAAATTCATATCCATGTTTCTCTGCAATTCCACGGAGTGCAGCATATTGGAACATCTGGTTACCCAGTCTTCCAACAATACCAAGGTGATTAAAACCAATCATAAGAACTTTAGAATATTATTGATTCGATTGATGTAGGTATGCTTATCTTTAATGAACTGCATTGCCTCCTTCATATTAATCTTACCACCCCTTTCTGCATCAATCAAGTTATGGTAAAGAGTTTCTGGTGTTCCACCATAGACAACATAATCACCAAATGCTTCCTTGATAAATGGTGAGTTTGTTCCTTGAACTCTTCCATAACTGATGTTTTTCTGAATCCTACAAGGGATGTAACCACACTGGAGGTGCCAATCACTTCTGAAGTCAGGACAGATGTATGAATTACGAATCATCATACGATTCTCTTGATGACTCACAGACTGTGTATAGAGTTTGACTTCTTTACGATCCTCATTTGCATAGTGTGCAAACTCCTCAATCCAATATGGACCTTGTTCATACATCATACCAACGTAATTGATATACTGATTACTTTCATCAAACTGTATGTGGTCATCAACATTGATCTCATTGGGAAGAAGATCAGTTCCCCATGTTTGATAAAGAGTTCTAGTTGACTCATCCCAATGACATAGGTCTTCAACCTTCTCAAAGTGAACTGTATTACGAATACAGTTACCTAGTTTCAGAACGTTCTCAAAGGGAACTCCACGGTCTGTGAAGTATTTGGTATCTACATGGTGAGTAATATATTTACAGTCGGGTCTAACAGGCATTGCAGACTTCTGAGAGTCCTCTACAAAGAAGACAGCACCTGCATAGTCTATGAGATGGTCTTCATTAGAGACCCACATTACATCATAACCAAGACTTTCAAATGTATTGAAATATGTGTCGTGAATATATCCGTGTGTCGAACTATGGAGAGGGTAGTGTCCCCAAATAATAATTTTCATAATACAGTTCCTGGAGGAAGATGATAATGGAATCCGAAAGGTGTGATACCTTTGGTTTCTGGAACAGGTTCTTCATGGGCAAACCTGGCGGCAACAGTTACAGGAGCAAACTTACAACCTAATACTTCATATATATGTCTATTATGGACACAGATATTTCCATCTTCGGAGAACAATCCTGCACCCATATGTTTGTAAAATTCTCCCTGATTAATGTTCCACGGAACATCAGCTCTTAGGGGGACCTCCAGAAGTTTCTTTGACCTGAGACTAAACCCTCCATTACCAACTCTGATGTGGTTCCCCCATGGGTCAAGGAAGGAACTATCTGAGAATGCCCACAGGGATCCAATATAATCGAATTGGAGCCAGAGTGGATCCCACTTCTCAGGATTGATGACAAAACCGTCATCATGGATAGTGAGGGCGTGAGAGGTATCTATATGTTTGTGTAGATCATATATCATATAGTGATTGAACTTGTCGATAGAATCAATCTTGTCGCACTTCTCTACCTGAATACCGTCAAGATCTAAATCTTCATGGGTCACAAACTTAACACAACCAAAATTTATACCCTCCATACTCTTTCTCAAAGCATAAAGATGTTTATCAATGTCAATACTAGAAACACAGATTAAAGTTACGTCAGGTAAATCAATCATTTTCTCATTTTCTTTAGTCATAATCTTTTTTCATTTCTTTGAACACCTTTGATATACCATCTTGAAGATTGGTTTTGGGTAGCCACCATCCGGTTATGTATGTGTTTGCCTCGTTTCTCTTATCAAGTTGAACACTATCTTTTGCGACACCTGGTTCAATTTTAACAGGTATGTCAACCAGATTAAACTGACCAGTAATGATCTGTGCGACATCTTTAATACTTGACTGGTGGAAGGATGTAATGTGGAGAGGATCTTCTGGTTTGAATTGTCCATAACAGTCCATCACTGTCTCCAATGCTTCACAACAGTCTTCAGCATACAAGAACTGACGTTCTTCTGTACCATCGGTCAACATCTCAAACTCACCCTCTTCAAATCCTCTACGGATAAAGTCAGTAATGACATGAGACTTCTCGGGATCTTTCTCAACACCATAGACATTCCAGAACTTAACGGTCAAACCTTTAAGAGTTTGTGTGTAAAGTTCACCGACTCTCTTAAGAGTTCCATAGGGTGAATGACTCATATTACTCACATGTGAAGATGCAAATACAAATCTAGTTTTGTATTTCTCAAGGAGATCAAATACATTAGCCATCATCCTTGTATTGTTGTTCACAAAATCAAAGGTAAATTGATACTTCTTTAGATACCTAGAACCGCCTGCATTAAATGCAAGGAAGAACACAAAGTCCGACTCTTTAATCAGATGATCCAAGGCTAGGTTTGGAATCTGTCTAAGATCTTGAGTAGGAACACTCGCAATGTCATACTCAAAAACATCATAACCTTTACCACTTAGGTACTCGGTCAGGTAGGCTCCAATCTGACCACTGGAACCAAGAATAGTGATTTTCATTATCTACTTTGAGAGAATAAAGAATCCATTTCCGTATGGGTGGGAACCTATCCACTTTTCTTTGATCGATCCAAAGCTATAGGAAAACTTTTCCAGTTTTAATCCACATGATTCAAACATATTGATCCACCACTCCTCATCTTTCTTCGTGACATGGGTGATGTCAACCTCATATTCTCTAATTCTAAATCTATCACCATCACCTAAAGGGATAGTAAAAAAGAATTGATCAGCTTTGTCTCTGAACGTATTAAGAACTGCAGGAATATTATCAACCTCAATATGTTCCAATACATCCTTACAAATCAAAAGATCATACTTCTTATCATTAGGTAGTGTGACATAAGGTTTCACACCTGAATGACAATTCTCTACTGCATATTCACTGATGTCTTCTCCATATGCATCACAACCAATGATTCTGAGAGCATGAACTAGGAAACCCTTAGCACATCCATAATCAACACAGGTTTCAAAGTCAAATTTTTCTTGAATGTCTAGGGCTTCAGGGATTGATCTGGTTGGCATCCATTTATAATTCTCGTATCCAGAGATGTGTTTACGAATGCCGTCCTCATAATAATCTTTAGTAAATTGGTGCATTTCAAGCAAAGTCATTGTGAATCGTATCAGTTAGTATATCATCAACCAGTTCATTCTGCATCGCATATTTACAGTAATGACATCCGTGATGTCTTAGAGTCGGTCCCCTTTTGTAGAAGTCTTCAATACCATCAATGTCACATACCGCAAACTGTGATTCGGGAACATAATTGTAGTTGTTCTCAATAGACAATTCTGCAGAAGGACATGCATAGATATATCCATCAGTAAACAAGAATGGTTTTACCATATGCATATAGCAATGATCATTTCTACGTTCACCTTTAAAGTTGAAGTCTGATAGGAATGCATATTTTAACTTTCTTCCACGATCTTCTTCATATTCTTCTATGATGCCTCGAATAGTTTCAATATCTTTTGCAGTTTCCTTCACATCCTTAATAGCATTGAAAGCAATACGACAAGGAATACCTTTCTCTTCAATCCAATCCAACATACGAATGAAATTATCCGTAGTCTGAAATTTCTTAGAAAGGACACGTTTGTTCTTTACATCACTCCACTCACCTGTGATATTTGGATTATTAGAAGTTGCTAGGTTCTCATCCCAGACATAAGCAGCAGAGGGTTTACAGTTGGTTCCCTCAAATACGCTCAGATCATATTCATATCCTTCATAGAAACCATACATACCCATCCTAACCCAATCAAAAAGTTCTACAATATCTTTTTTGATTGCTCTGTCTTTACCAAATCTTGCAGCATTAGTGCAGATACCAAGACTAAAACCTAAGTCCTTAGCATAATTTACAATTGCCTTAAAGTCTGGGTGAATACTTGGTTCACCTCCACCAGTAAATTCGACACCAGTTACACCAATTGCTTTGAAACTCTCAAGTGCTTGAAATACTTTTTCAGTCGGCATCTTCTCAGAGATGTCTCTATTTGCAAAACAGCAAAAGGAGCATGTCAAATTACAAGAATTAGTCAATGAAATGTGTGCCATTACAGGAGATGCTGGTTTCCCCTCCTGCAAATCTTGTAGTTTTGGAAGTTGTTTTAAAAGTTTAGTTAGATTACTACTATAACTTCTTCCTTGTACTTTATCGTCTTCTTTTTTATATGTGCCGTCTTTGTTAAAAACTTCAACACCCTTATAAGGTACAGCAGTCATCACTTACTCCAGGGGTAACATTTGTTAGATCTCGTTGTATTTATTACAGGCTTTCTACCAGGTCATTATTCCATATAAACCAAAATATTCTTTCGATTACAAAAGCCTCAGTACAGGTTGGATTCTTTGGTGGTTCTGGTTTATATGACAGAATATCCTTCAATCTTTGATAAAGATTCTTACTATACTTTAAGATGTTCTCCTTTGGTACAGCGAAGATAGATCCAGGTACAAACTCAATCGTATCTGTAGACGGGGGATCCTCAAATAGATTTTGAACAAGTAATCTATGATTTGAAAAGTATCTACTTTCCATGTTTGGATTACCATCAAAGCAACACCAACTAATTGGTTGTCGAAGTCTACCACCCTGAAGAACTTCTAGAGGAGTAGTATTTGTATGTGATTCGTCACCCACTAATAACTGTTTATCTTGCCAACCACTAAAGAGTTCTTCAGAATCTAACATCTGAGAAAATCTTTCTCTAGTTGTATAATAGTTTTCATGTTTAGAAAATAGATTTCCTTTGATGAAATATGACATCTTTGGGAGATCTTCATAGTGATCAATGATAAACGAGATGATGTCATACTGGTTTGCACCATAATTTGGAACCCTAGTGACCCACCCAAGAGAATCAAAATTCATCTCTTTATCACTTTTGTCATAGATGAAAGTATTCTCATGAGAAAAACCATGGGAATATGTCTCCTTCAACCAATCAAGTTCCGTATTGTAGTTGGAAACTATCAAAGCTTTATCCATTATACTTCTCCAATTCCTCCAGACACTCCTCAGATGTTGATAGATTACCACACCTATCCTGGTATGTCCAACCACTGTATATGTTCTGTGACATTGCCCAGTATCCATCAGAGACATTGTGTCTAGCCCAATACTTGGGAGCAATGATATTCTCAATGGTATCACTAGTATACACAGCAAAGAACGGAAAACTAGAATTAGACAAAATCACATGTTTTGAGTTCTTGATGATTGCATAATCTTTATCAACAGTGAAATGATATGCTGGAATCTCTGGTAAAAGGGTTTGTGATGCATTTATATCATCAGTAATAGTAACAAATTTCATATTTGGATTGATCTTTGTCATGTTCTCCATGGCATTCACCCAATATTCTCTAGTCAAATATAACTCACCAAATCCAACATACTCACCACCTCTGTAGTTCAATACACAAACATCATCATCCATGTAGTCGTATGTGTCATACTCTTTCTTGACCTTTAACCACTCTTTGACCAACTCTTTGTTGTGATGAAAGTACTTTTCATCCTGCATGTTACCAAAGATCATGGTGTTATCAGGAACATCCATTAGTCCTTGGTCATATCCTCTAATATCACACCCAATGGTCATGTCATGATGACATGTATTGAGTTTTTTTCTTACTTCTTTTTCATAATAAACATCTAGACCATCTGGAACTTCTTGTCCCCAGTCAAGATCAAACCAATAGAAACCACTTTGATTGTATCTCTTGTCTCCACTCCAACCAGTATCCTTGATACCAAAATCTAATCCTCTGGTATGAGAAATGGATCTAGCAGTCACATAACAGAATAGTTGATTACCAATACCCTGACCTTTAAGAATCTCAGTTGCTAACATCTTTAATCAAATAGGAATAATATTCTTTGTTTTCTAAAATAAAGTTAGGGTAACTATCATCTACCTCAACGGTTTCATACCTACCTTGACCACGACCTAGTGGATCCTTATTAGAATTGAGTTGATTGATAATCATTTTCTTCACATAATCATTGTTATGTTCCTGATGTGCCGCACTTTCAAGTTTAGTGATTACCCTATCCTCCACTGATGTGCCTTCACTACCAACATATGTCCAGTGCCATCCACCTGGAGACAATCTAAAATTTTCCTCACCAGGTAGTTCTCTCTTCATATCAGTGAGAGTATATTTCTTCAGAAAAGAGAAGTCAAACATCTTCGTACCTATCCATTTAGGATAGTCTTCATAATCAAAATCTGGAGTCTGTGACCTATACACACCAGTCTTTTCAACATAATTCAGGTAACACATACAATATTCTTGAGCAAAGTTATAAACTTTACCAGAAGTATAGAAGTCACTGAAATTCCCAATAACTTCTGGGTTAGGGATCTCATCAAGATCACTCCAAATAATGACATCATCAGAGTCACATACAGTGTCAAGGAAATCTGTAATACTATTCTTCTGGAAGGCATCATTCTGATGACACCTAACAGGTGTATTGTACTTTCTTCCCAGGTCATCTAGTTGTTGATCTGTGGGTAGTGGTACAATATTATGGACAATCTTATCTTGAAACTTCTCAAATCTATCTTTGTTCTCAAGATAGTAGAGTGGTTTATCTAAACCTGAAAATGTCTTGGTCGCTTCATTAATAACAAAGTAATCAACGAAGGGATAGAGTAGATTCAGTCTAACTTCAAGAAGGTCTAGTTCATTAAAGAACAGGAAAACATCAAATACTTTCATAAGATCAAGTCGCAATAATAATTAGTCTGTCATCATATCCACCAAAATCACAGACATATGCATCATCTTGAAGTTCTTCTGGAACATATGAGAAGAGAATATCTGGGTCATATGAGATGTCTTCGATAATAATATATCCATCCTTATTCATCTTGGGGAGATACAATTCTAGAAGTTTCTGGTGACTCTGAGGAGTATGAGGACCGTCATCAATAAGGATATCAATGTTACCCTCAATCTCATCTACGGTCTCCTGAATATAACCGTCAGCATCGATGAATCGAACACCATCAGACAACCAGTTCTCATCATATGGTGTTTTGTGTTCATTAAAGTCAGTGAAGTTATCGATACCAATAATCGTAGCTTTCTTTGAGAAGAACTCTTTCCATAATTTCAGAGAGGCTCCAGAACGGACACCAATCTCAACCAAAGTGAGTTTCTTATTTCTCAATGGTTCAAACTTCTCCTGATAGAATCCATCAACAAATGACTTTGGTTCTCCCTTATCTGTCCCATATTCTGGGTTGGTAGTAATATTAAGGTTATAATCTTCTAAAATTTCTTTTAATGTTTTCATAATTATCTCGTTGATCGAATCTGTTCATTAATCCAGTGATATGTGTACCGGATACCTTCTTCAAGTGTCATCTCATACTCCCAATTCAATTTCTCACGAATCAAATCATTGTTGGAGTTACGACCACGAACACCTAGAGGTCCGTCAATATGAATCTTGGTAACTTCTTTCTCCGCAACTTTACCAGTGATGTCTACAAGTTGATTGATAGTAACCATTTCTTCAGAACCAATATTTACTGGTCCAATGAAGTCAGAGTTCATCATTCTCCTAGTCGCTTCGATGCATTCATCAATGAACAAGAAGGAACGAGTCTGTAAGCCATCTCCCCACACTTCGATGGCTCCACCTTGTGGCGGGAGGTTAGCAACCTTCCTGCAGATAGCAGCTGGAGCTTTCTCTCTTCCACCTTCCCAGGTTCCTTCTGGTCCGAAGATATTGTGATACCTAGCGACGCTAACAGGAATACCATGATTACGATTGTAAGATAAGTAAAGTCTTTCACTGAATAGTTTCTCCCATCCATATTCTGAGTCTGGTGCTGCTGGATAAGCAGAGTCTTCACGACAATCTGGATTATCTGGATCCAGTTGATTGTATTCTGGATACATACATGCTGACCCAGAATAGAAGATCTTAGTTTTATTTCCTACAGTCTCATTGAACTTACGTTGTTCTTCAAGAACGTTCAGGTTGATTGTAACAGAGTTATGCATGATGTCTGCATCGTTCTCACCTGTAAAAACAAAACCAGCACCACCCATATCAGCAGCGAACTGATAGATCTCATCAAAAGGAAGATGAAGTCTTTCAGGAACACTATGGTAGAAGTTACCTTGATGTCCTTTAAATCGAAGAACCCGGCGGACAAAGTCAGGCTCACGCAAGTCTCCTTGAATAAATTCATTTGCTTCAGTCGAAGTGAACTCTGGGTTCTTGAGATCAACTCCACGAACCCAGTATCCTTCTGACCGTAGTCTCTTCACCATGTGACTACCAATGAATCCACCTGCACCAAGTACTAGTGCAGTCTTACTATATCCACTCATAATTTTTTACTACAACTGAATTATTATATCACACCTTAAGTCTTCTGACACCATCCACATCTTTATCACAATATTCTGTGATCGCAGGGATAGTATTCAGTCTTGCAACAAGAGCTTCAACACTACCAGATGCTGCTGCAACAACAGGTGCAGGTGTAGACTTAAGTCCTGCTACTGCTGCTTCAAGAGCATCCAATCTCTCTTCAATCTTTGTGTGTGTCGCCCCAGTTGGTTTTGTATGTGTCTCTGACTCTAGTGCCTGAAGTCTAGCTTCTACTTCCACATCATATTTTGACATAGATGCCCCACTTGAGGACTTACTTGCCGTACCTTTGTATGCCATTTTATCAAAGATTAGTAACTCACCTATTTAGTAGACTCTACATATTCTATTAAACTATTATCAATAATTTTCATACCACTTAATAGTTTCTAAAAGAGCTTCATCGAAATCAAACCTTGACTTCCATCCTAACTCACGTTCAATTTTTTGACAATCAATAGAGTATCTAAAGTCATGTCCAGGTCGATCCTGAACAAATTCAATATTGGATTGATCTTTATTCATCAACTCAATAATTCTACTCACTATAGTCAGATTGTTGAGTTCAGTTCCTCCACCGATATTATACTTCTCACCAACCTTACCATTCTTCCAGACTTCTACAAGGGCCTCACAATGGTCCTGAACGTACAACCAATCTCTTATTTGCTCTCCCCTACCATACACAGGAACCCTTCTATCTTGTAGAAGATTACATATAGTTTTGGGAATCAACTTATCATTACTCTGTCTTGGACCAAAGTTATTGGAACAGTTAGTAATGACTGCAGGAAGGTTATATGTGTTCACATAGGCTTGAACAAAATGATCACTTGCTGCCTTGGATGCAGAGTACGGGTTCTGTGGGTCATATGGTGTCTCTTCTGTGAAAGGAAGATCCTCTTTACCCAATGCACCATATACCTCATCAGTTGAAATGTGTATAAACTTCTTAACACCACTCTCAAGAGATGCGTTCATTAAGTTTACAGTACCTGTGATGTTAGTATTGATAAAGGGTAAACAATTTTGAATTGAATTGTCTACATGACTCTCTGCAGCAAGATGAAAGACATACTCTGGTTTATGCTTATTAAAAATTTCATCAACCATATACCTGTCGGATATATCTACAGGATAAAAATTGGGAAATTCAGAAACAATATTTGGATCAGAAACTTCTGTAAGAAAATCAATGATTACTATCTCACTATCGTAGAGAGTAGATAAGTTCTGAAGTAAGTTACTTCCTATAAATCCTGCGGCACCGGTGATAAGTAAACTCATTTTTAGTTATACTTCTCCAACAGTTTAGGTGAATATTGTGCAGGTTCTCTAACTTCAGGTTTCTCTTTAAGTTGATCCAACTTCTGTTTCTCTAATATATAAACTCTTTTGCGAAGTTCGGTAGAGGAGTATTTGTGTTGTCTCTTGTGATAATGAATCTCAATATCATTATCAATACAATATTGTTTTCCTGTGAAGTCTCTATCCTTATACTCTTCACTTAGAAATCTAATGTCAATTATCTGAGTCTTAATCATATTAAGAAGATCTTCTTCAGTTTCATAAACAAGTATCTCATCAACATACTTACAGGCTTGTACCTGAACATATCTCTCATACACAGACTGTGTTGGTTTGTTCTTGATTCCAGGTCGATCAATAGTTGGATCAACTTGAAGTGCGACAATGAGATAATCACACAACTGTTTTTCCATTTTCAACATAGTCACATGACCTGCATGAAACAAATCGAAGGAACTACAGTTAAATCCTATTTTCATTTTACAATATCTTTTATATAATTATACAAAAAAAGGAGAGTTTAAACAACCCTCCTCTGTTCATACGGTCTTTCATGCACGCCACTTGTTCTTTAAATGGAAACAAGAAACCATAGGATTTAAATCCTTCATTCGGGGTTTTTATACCAAATAGGAAGAGTAAATCTATCTTTCTTTTGCACTTCATTTACTCCATGTATGTAGTACTGACCATCAAAACAAATTGTTCTACCTATTTTTGGAGCAACAATCGTTCCATCATAGAAAAATGTATGTCCCCCAAGGTAATCATCATTCAGATAAGTTACAGAAGTGAAGATAGTTTTTTCTTCTTTAAAATCAGTATGTAGACTTTTGAATGAAGTTGGGGGCCAATCTACAATTTGACACCAGTCAATTAAAATTTTTTGATCTAAGTATGGCATAATGGCATTTTGTATTTTGACTACTTTAGTAAATACAGATTGCATGTCTTCAGTAATATTCAGTGGATAAGATCCTTTCCATTCAAAAGCCTGATTAGTTAACCAATAAAATTGTGTGAGTTGACGGCACTCAGTAGTGGTCAACACATTATCAAGAATAATAATTTTGTCCTGAAATGACATGTTTCTATCTAAAAGAAATTGGAACAATCGGAGTGACACGATCCGAACGTGCAACCTCTCGCTCCCAAAGCGAGTGCTCTACCAAGTTGAGCTACACTCCGTCGTCAGACACGACCTACTGAGTCTCTGACATAACAAGGAACCCCATCGGGATCAAGCCATTTAGTGTATTCAAAATCTTCCATTGCAGTCATTAACTGCATTTCATTATCACAAAGATACATGTCACGGTACCTACCAGTATAAGAATCAACTTTCTGAATCCTACAGTCAGGTTTNCCATTGATTTCTAATACACCAACCTGTATATACCGATAGGGAAACTGTTCCAAAAGAACAGTTGGTTTTGTAATCACCTTCACAATCAACCAACCTCAACAGTTTCTAGATCTGTCGCAATACAGTCAATGAGAATATCATAGTCATCCAGAGGATCACCAGAGAATACTACACCACTGTTATCATAGTACTTACGAACCTTTTTGAAAAGTTTTGGGTTCTTTACATCCAGGAAGAAGTCTCCATTTGCAGCCCCACGTAGGGTCTGAAGATCTTTTTTGAACTTAGAAGTGATAGTCATTTTCTTGGTTGTTGACCTTAGTATTATAAGGGTTTGACATTGAAATGTCAATGGGGATTGTGGGGATTGAACCCACCTTAGCCGAATTATGAGTTCGGTGCATTCACCAGATTGCTAAACCCCCCTCAACCTCAATGAGGTTGTGAGTCCAGTTTGTTATGGCTCCACTCTCCTAATGTAACAGAGTTAGACCCACATACCATTTCTACTAGACCAGTTTTATATTCGTCTACTGTAACCACATAAAAAAGAGATTCGTAGATACCTTCGCGTTGAAGTTTGACTATTCTATGAACACCATCTTCTAACAGATACCCAGAATCAAACTCAATGATAATACCAGGATAAGAAGTGTCAGCGTCGTCTACTTGCTTCTCTTTAATATTCTCTGAATAACATATCTCAGAATGTTTGATTGTGATTGGTTCACGATCATCTGTAACTCTTTTATATGACCTATTCTTACGACGCGTCATCATGCTCAGTATGAATTCTTATAATTTCTTCGTCTGCAGGAACCATTACTGCTTTATGTTTTCCGTTTGTTATTCCTATTGACTCACCATTCTCAACCTTTGAGATTAGTTCTTCCCAGTTCTCTTGCCAGTGTTCCACGGAATAAAATTTCATTCTTGTAATATGTATATGACTATTATTTCCACAATCCTACCACAATCAGAAGTCCTTGAGCATAGAAGAACAGTAGTACTGAACCTATACAAGCACTAATGAGTGAGGCAGTTTTGTTGTGTTTATCGATTGCTTTATCGATCATCTCCTGACACTGTTTTTCTGTAATACAGTTATGAGACATAATCACCTAATTTCAAAATCAAGTTTTTTTACCTTTCGGGTTCTTCTCTCTTCCTGATACATCAAGTCTTGAGAGGACAGAACATCTTTTTGTTTAATGTTCTTGTTAGAATTTAACATGATGACTTTGTTTAAGTCAACTGCAGAAATCTTTTCTCCAATGACTGTCATCATGTTTGGACATCCGCACGACTGTGTTTTGTTAGTGCTATGGATCTCCGTGTTGCATTGTTTGCACCTTACTATCAACATGATAGTATAACCTCTTTACTAAAGTAAATTCTTTAATCATTTGATATATCCGTTCTCAACTAACCATTCTCTTGTCATTGGGGTAGGTTCATAAGTCTCCCACATATTACCTGCTGCACATGCTGCTAGGGCATTCATAGTCATGTTTTCAGTCTTACCTGCCCACATTGCTTCCTTCTCCCATGGAATTGCGGATGGTTGCAACATATATGTCCGCTTCACCATCTCTTGCCACAACATTGGTACATCATCTTCAGGCATAATAATAGCAATCATACTGTTATTGATGGTTCCTGCCATACAATCTTGTGCTGCATGCCAACCTTCATGTCTCATCACACTCATCAGTACACCCTCTTGATGCATGAAGTTAGTGTTGAGGAAGAAGTTGTTAGTTACTGTATGATATACGCCCCTATGACCTGATGGAAAGTATTTCTCATCCGCTAGAAAAACTTTAACTCCGATCTTATCAAGGGTCCCGACAATTGAATCAAACTCAGAAGCGACGCTACTATAACTATCACTAGGATAATACTTTTGAACGTCTCTAATTGATCTGACTTGTTGAATATCATCAGTACAATCTCCGAGTAACATACATCCCATAGAGTCATATGTCTTCCAACCCTTCACTTCAGGGTCAGCCATCACTGGAGTAGCAAGAACCACTGATGACAATAATGCTACAAATAATTTCTTCATAATTTTTGTATAATAAATGAGTCTACATGTACCAACCAACTAAGGTTGTTCTGTTCCCAGACTTTAAAGGTTTCACTCTATGTAGTTGAATTGCTGGGAAGACAATAAAGTCCCCATAATCAAACTTTCTTGAGTATACACTTTTGTCACGTCTCCTGACTTCAAACTCTCCACCACTGTAATCTTTCTTATAACTTAAACAATATACAATGGTCAGTTGTCTATCAAGTCCGATACCATATGATACATCTTTATAACTGTCTTGATGCCAAGCATAGAAATGACCCTCTCCTCTATACCTTGTATATTGTATGAGGGATTCCCATTCATTTTTAAGGTCCATCTTCCATCTCATATCATTGACATGCATAATGGTTCTTTTAAGACCTTCATTAATAAAGTTAATACTGTCAACAGGTATTCCAATTGTTTTACACTTTCTCATTTTTGTGTCCAGTGCTCCACCTGCTATAGTACCGTCACTCATATCATCATCAGAAAAGTTTTTTTCACAATTTTTTAAAACTTCGTCAGTTGCTTCAATAGATCCAAAGTTTCCTACAAAGTAATCATCAGTTAGAATTTTGAATGGCTTCATTTTTCTTTGNTCTAAAATAAAGTTTGTAGTATCTCTTCTTCATCTCATCAAGAGTATTCATATCATCCTCAAACCCCATGTACTTAAGGTGTTGATATGTACC